AAACCCGCGGGCGACTGACCAAACAGCCGCACCAGCGGTATCTGTTCGCTGCCGGCAATTTGCTGGGCAAACTGCACAATCAGTTCCGGCAGCCCGGTGAAGGTGTACTGGAACGCTTCGTATTCGTCTTCGGCGTCCATCAGGGTCATGCCTTCGTTGGTCTGACACCTGCGCACCATGTTCATCTGTTCTATAAGCGCGTCGTACATGTCACCGCCCGCGGCTATCAATTCGCGCAGGCCCTTCACCTTGTAGTTCCGCAGGTGCGCCTTGTAGGCAAGCTGCGCCGCGCCGTCACTAGTGGAATCGAACGCGGTGATGCGGTCGTACAGCGGTTCCAGAACGCTAATCGTCCAGAAGTTTTCGCTTAGCCGCTGGTAGTACGGGATGTGCAGCCCTTCAAAGCGGATAAACCGGCTGTGGTGAATCCTTTGTCTGGCCGCGATAGGCGCGTCGGCAATGACATCGTAGTATTCCGGGTGGCCGACATCCGGGTCTTTCGGGTCGTTGACAATGCGGTTCAGGGCCGGGTTTAGCATCCACCGGTCCAGCACCACCAGTCTCAGCAGCCCGTCCTTATCGATTGCCTGCGTGCGCAACGGTGACGAAGGGTCGTGACCGTCGATGACCATGTAGATGCCGGCCCCGCCGTACAGCCGCGCCCACTGCATGGCTTCTTTGATTTTATCCCACACCTGCCACTTGTTGATGGCCGCCGCCTGCAATTTGGTGCGGTCGTCACCGGCTAAGCCGCCGGTTATTTCGATTCCTTCACGTGTCATGTCTTCGGGAATCGCATCGACACAAGCGCGTATCAACCACGAACCGCGGTAGGCCCAGTCCAGCAATATGCGCAGGCGTGTAATCGGGTTGAACCCGTAGGTGCCGGCGCTGGCTTGGTTGTCGGTGCCCATGCCGACACGCGACATAAAGTTCTGGTAGCTGTCACCCCAGTGGATTGCAGTGGTGCTGCGCGGCCGTTTTGGCACCGGCCGGTTGGCTTCGCGCTTGGCGGCGCGGGCGCGTGACACGGTGCGCCGCGGGCGTGGTGGTGTCGGTGTCTTGTCGTCTGCCATCACGCTGCCTGCTGTAGTGGCAAGGCCGGGACGCCCGGCCCTGACGGGTCGCCGTCAAAGGTGCGGATTTCACTGCCGATGCGCACCCCGCCGCGGTACAGTTCGAACTGCACCACCAGCCGGCCGCGCATGACGATTGACGCCTTCACCACATAGGTGACATCACCTTGGACGTAGCTTTGCATCTTCGGCACACCGGCTGGGGTTTTCAAAACGGTAGGCGACACCGCGTTCGTGCATCCACAGTTGCAGTGACGGCCAGTCGGGAAAGCGTTGGCTGTCGTTGCCGCACACGGCGATATAATCGCCCAGCACGCCTTCGATGATGACCCACACACCGTCACTCATAGTCGCACCCGTTCCACGTTTGGCACGCGTTGGACAAAGGTGTTTTGGTAGTTCGGCAGTCTAGCTAGGATTTGTTCGTCGCGCACCACGATAAAGCGTTCAAGGATGGATGACGGCATCGGTATCTGGTCACCGACACCGCACGGCATTATCAGTTCACCCTGCGCCGTGACATAGTAAGTGACGATATCCAGCCGCCAGTGTTCGCGCTGCACTTGGTCACTGACATTCGATTCGCGGGTCGGGCTGAACGTGGACATGGTGCCCTGGTTGTTCAAAGCCACTTCCACATAATCGTGGTGCAGCGACACCCCGCCGATGGCGATGATGCCGACCACCGTGTGGTTGTAGATGACGCGGAAGTTCACCAGGGTCAAATCGGCCGACTGCGGTTCCATGCGTTCGTAGCGGTAGGCGGTCTTCTTCACCAGTTCGTCAAAGTCGTGACCGATGCTTTTCGATTCCAGCAACTGGGTGAACACCCAGCGCGGCACACCGAAATAGCGGTAGGTGTAGCCATAGGCCCAGGTTTTCGATCCGAGGAAGGTGACATACAGTGTGTGGTTCGGCATGTCGTAGCCGATGCGGGCGATGTTGCCGCTGGCGGTGTTCGTCACAAGCTGCATGTCCGGCAGCTTCCAAATTTGTCGCGGCGGGACGGTTTCGGTGTCGGTGTCGGCCATCAGACATGCCCCAACAACAGCAGCACCAGCAGCACCACCAAGATTACCCCGACGATGCCGGACGGGCCATAGCCCCAGCCGGAACTGTAGCCCCAGTGCGGCAGCCCGCCTATCAGGAATAGGATCAAGATGATGATAAGGACGGTGACGATCATAGGAACAATACCAAGGCGACGACGATGATGACGATAACCGCAACCGCATACCAGCCTTCGTGACGAATCATTTCGGTCACGGCGTATTGCGGTGGGGCAGGGCGATTTCCATACAGCGGTTAAACAGCATTTCCGCCATGTTGTCGCGCGCCTTTAGCTGGCCTTCCAGAAACCACACGATAAAGCCCAGGAAGGCAATGTTCAGGATCAATAAGATAAAAAACCCAGGCGGCAACGCAGTCAGCATTGATTGCGTCACTTTGGTCACCGCCCCCGCGATATTCGGGCGGCCGTTGCCGTTCTTTGTGTCACTCATGTACTTCGGGCATTGCGGTTCGTGGTAGCGGCCAAACCCGGTGAAGCAATAGCAGCACGCACCGGACACGTGGTCATCGGTCACCGGCCCGCCAGACGCTTCCACACGTCAAGAAACGACCAGCCCAGCGTCACCCCTACCAGGGCACCGCACACCGCGTTGGCAAGGTCGTCCAGCGCCCCTGGCGGGTGGTCGATGCTGTCCCGGCCGCCGCGCACGGTGCGCCGTTCCAGTTGTGTCAGTTGGTTAAATAAGCGCCGCGAATCCAGCAGTTCGCAGGTGCGGCTGCGGAATATCGGCAGGGCTTCCTTGTAGATGCCAGATTTATTCACTTCACTGACTTCGTAGATGATGCCGTTGCGCTGGAACTGTTCCTTCGGCCATTCACCGGCATAGTTGTCGCCGGTCACCTTTGACACCTTGTACCGCTTGCAGGTTTCGGCGTGTTCCTTCACCGCTGTGGTCGGGTCGAACGGCGCGTGGATTTCATGCGCCACGTCCAGCACCGCGGTTCGGTCTTCGCGGTGGGCTATAGCAAGCGTGAAGCTATCGTGGCTGCCGCCACTAGGATCAACAAACGCATAATAATGCCGGTTGTGGACAGGCGGTATTTCGAAGCGCCCTGGCACGGTGCAGGCGCGCACCACTTCGGGCGGCACATAGTCTTCCAAATCTTCACGAAACAGTGCGTCCCATTCCGCCTTGGCTGCATCGGGGTCGTTGTCGCGGTCTTCCTGAATTTCTTCGGCGTCGATGGTCGGGTTTAGCAACCGGGTTTCCGCCTGTATCACCAGTATGTTCGGATCGTTCTTGCCAAAGTGTTCTTGGTAGCGTTGGTATAGCAGCCCTTTCTTACGGTATGGTGTCGATATGCCGATTAGTAGTGGTGACTCGTATCTGCGCATGCCGGGGCGCAGGGCGCGGTAGGTTTCGATGTCGGGTGTCGCGCTGTTTTCGTCGCGCCAGAATGCCACTTCATCAAACACCGCGGCTGGAATCGGATAGCCGCGCGGGGCGCGGAAGTTATTGGTAGTGACACGAATGTCGGTCTTGTTGCGCAATTTGATACCGCCGCTGCGGTACGACTTGGGAATTTCGTCATCAAGCCACGATTTGAATTCCGGGTATTCTTCGTAGTAGCCCTTGGTGTAGTTGAACACGATGCCGGCTTGGTCGCGGTCGGTGGCAAGGCACGCGACCAGGGCACGTTCACCTGGGCGCAGTGCAATCGTATTGCCAAAGCGGGCGCGTTCGACCAGCAGCATGGAAGCGACACTATCCTTGCCGCCGCGGCGTCCGATTATAAGCCACACTTGGTTCACTGCGTGTGACGGCGGGTCGCGCTGGGCGATGCGGTGAAAGAACGCCAGTTCGGCAGGGTCATCAATCGGATAACCGTATATCGCCTTGATGATAACGCGCCAGCCCCACCACGTGTCACCGCGCAACTGGCCCAGCACATCGGTGATAAACTTTAGCGGGTCGGTCGGGTACCTGCGCCAGATTTCGTCACCATACTCCAACATTTCCAGCTTGCGTTCACGGGCGCGCTTGGCCGCGGCGATGATGACCGCAGCATGTTCGGGGGCGTAGCGTGACAGATCGATATTAGGCATAGTTCGGATCGCACATAATGTCGTCCCAGCACTGCACGTCCATCAGGCGCAACTGCCACGCAGCGTCACTTAGGTCTTCGTCGTCTTCATACTCGCGGCTGTACCAGTCGTCTTCATCAACAATATCGCCATCGGTGCTGCCGCAATACGGGCAGTGCGGTGGTTGTGACGAATCGACACCCAGGAACTGGCCGACCGCTTCATCACCGCGGTAGCGGGCCTTGCCGACTTCATCCCAG